CTCATCACCTTCAGCATCCGCTCCAGAACTGCCAGCGTGGTGCCCACCGGAGCCTGCGCCGAAGTGTCGCTGATCTTAAGCTCTGCCACTGCGGCAAACCGCCGACCGTCCTCGACAATCTTGTCCATCAACTGCACAAGCGTCTGGCTCGGCTCTTTGTATGGCAGCGGCATGATGTTGTCACGCACCGAACCGCTGGGCACATCCACGTCCCTAAACTCACCCGGAGCGATGGGTGTGTCATCCCCCTTGACCCGAAGCCCGCGTGCTTTAAGTCCGCCGGGGAGGTTAGAGAGCGTGCCTGCATCAACAAGCTGCCGCATGAGCGAAGTGCCCGCCCGCGCGTGCCCACCGATGAGGTGAATCAGGCCGAAGTAGTAGAAGCCAAAGCCGGGGATGTAGCCGTAGTGGACGATGTGCTGACGCTTCTGGTAGGTCTTATCTTCCGGCTCCCAGTTACGCCGAATCGCGAGGATTTCACGAGTGCCTTTATCAAGGGTGATGATATACGGTACCGCAACACCTTCTTCAGTCCGGTCCTTCGCAAACTCGTCCGCGTAGCCATACTCCGACAGGTTGCACTCAACCTGCATCTCCAGCAGCAGGTAGCGGTTGTCAACCGTAGCCGACAGCCCGGTTTCTTTCGCCTTCTGCTTCTCAACGTCGTCCATGACGTTGATCGGCTCCCCAAGATCAACATCGCGGTAGAACCCCGACACCTGCAACCGCCGCAGTTCGTTCTTGATCTTACGCATCTTGTGCGTAACCCGCTCGGCAGTCTCGATGTTCGCAGCACCATACGGCACCACGATATCTTCCGCCGGGATGAACATCGCCACCTGACGGTTGAGCGCCGGGTCGAAGTAGACCTTCTTGAACGCGTTACCTGACAGGCACAGGCTAATCAACATGCGCTCATGCTCTGGGCGATACTCCTTCATCACCTCGGTAAGCTGATAGTTCATGTCATCTGCAACGCGTAGCGCGGCGGCCTTCTTCTCCGGGGTTTCCTTGCCGATGATCTCGCTCTTGACCGGCCCCATCGCAGGGAAGGTCTCCATGATCGTCTCGGCTTGGAACTTGACCGCGCTCTCCATCAGCAGCGGGTGGAACACACCACACGCCCCCGGCCACGGCTCGGTGCGCTCTTCGTAGTCAAGACCTAAGAACTTCAAGCCATCGGTATAAGTTCTCAGCCAATCCTTACGGCTGGTGAGGTCCGATTCATAGTCGCCTATAAGGTCACCAGCAAGCGACTGCAGCGTCTGCTCGTCTACTTTGTCTGCGATGTTCTCTTCAAACTTCTCGTCCTCGGTATCAACCTCTACCGCAACACCCACCTCAACAACAGTCTCATCTTCTGGCCCAGCGATCTCGATCTCGATCTCCGGTTCTTGAACCGCGAGTGCTTCTATCCCTTGCGGGGCTTCGTACAGTGCTTTGTCGATTGCCATTTAGTCACCTTAGTCCTAGTAATATCCCGCGTTCCGTCGGGACTTGAACATCCGTACAGGATCAGGTTCGTCAGTCGGCAGTCGTATGAACCCACCCTGCCGAAAGCGCATGAGCGCAAGAGTCGCGGAGTCAACCAAGTCGTCGTTAACCCCGGCAGGGAAGTCGTTACACTCCTCGACGACCTCTCGCGCCCACCGCGTGTCTGGTGCCCATACAACACCGCTTGCAAACAAGTCAACCACAGCATTAACGCGCGATATCTTGTCCTGCCCTTTACCCGGTGTGAACTCGCTCACCGGCACACCCATGCGCCGCAGCTCCTGATACAGCGCCGCACCGTTTGATTTCTTCTCTACTATGAACGCATCTGGCTGCCAGTCGCGATAGTGCTCAAGCGTCAGTGCCTTTAACTCTGGAAACTCCATCCGCTCTTTCACGGCGTTAAGCAGGATGATGTTGTAGTTATTTACTTCCTCGTTGAAGAACACGCCCCACGTCGTGAGTGCGTTATAGTCAGCCCGCGTATTTTTCTCTTGGGCTGCGTCAAGACTCATGATGATGAACTCGCACCTCGGCGGGTCTTCAGGCTCCCATATCTGCCACCACTCACGCTTGATGAGTGCACCTTCCTCGGCGGTGGGATTCTGCATGTATTGAGCAAGCCAGTAGCGCGGGTCCATGCTTGCTTTCTTGGCAAGCAGCTCCTCAATACTCCAGAAGTCAGGCCACAGCGGCGTGTCATCAATCATCGCCGGAAACTCGACCACCTCCCACTCGTCAGCGTCCTCGTTACGGACCATGTGATTGATGATCTGCCCGGTGAGATCGAGCTTACTCCAGCGTGTCATAACAACGATGATGGCACCACCCGGCATAAGACGCTGGATCGGGCCTGACTGAAACCACTCCCATGCAGGTGCAAACACGTCAGGCCGCCCCTGCTTCGCTTCCTGTTCCGAGTGGGGGTCGTCAATAATAAAGAGGTCAGCACCACGACCTGCCAACGCACCGCCCACACCGATAGCGAAATACTCGCCGTTGAAGTTGGTACCCCAGCGCGACGCGCTCTTGGAGTCAGTCTGAAGCTCTACTTGGGGAAAGATATCCTTGTACAGGTCGTTATCCACCAAGTTACGCACGCGCCTGCCGAAGCTAATAGCCAACTCAGCGGTGTGAGAGGCCATGATGATCTTCTTATGCGGGAATTTTCCGAGGTACCACGCAGGGGCGAGGTAGCTGATCAGCTCGGATTTGCCATGACGCGGCGCAATATTAACTACCACGCGTTTTTTCTTGCCCTCAGCGATCTCTTCAAAGATGCGAGCAAGCTTTCGGTGGTGAGGACCAACTATATAGCCCGGATATACGTGTCTTACGAAGTCAAGGAAGCTATCTTTGCCTCGATTTCGCACGAGTTCTTCGTGATACTGCTTCAGAAGCTCTGCCGTACGTCGTTTTTGACGCTCCGGCATGGTTGGCAGGGCTAATTTCAGCCGCTGGATTGCTTCTGGAGTCAGTTGAGACTGCATTTAGGCTGCGTCGTGCGAAATTTGGGGCGTTTGGGGTGGTTCTGCGGGTGGCAGGACCGTGTATTCGACGTTTTCAATCGCGTTAAGCGTCTGCAGAAGCTCTTTTTCGACCTCTTCAATTGGAAGAACCTTCATAGTGACTTCCGAACGCTTCTTGAAAGCATCTACGCCGTCGATTTCACCTAACTTGGCGAGCGCAGCGATGCGAGATTTGGCATCTTTAGCGTGTTCGACCTCGTATACAAGCTTGTTTACCACGTACATCTTGAGGTCAGACAGTTCATCGACCAGTTGCACGTTGCTCTGTGCAATCATCCCGGCCAGATAAGCCATCACTTCATTGGGATATTTGGCAAACTCCGGGCGTTTCTCCGGGTTTTGCATCATTTCTTTAGCAAGAGTCTGAGCAACAGCCTTATCTTCGGCATCGGGTGCAATCGGTTCGCCTGTCAGATCGGATATGAGCTTGATCGTCCGCACACGCATCTCAAGTTCTTCGTGCGGGGATAGCTCTGGCAACGCTTCAGCGGCGTTAGCAGGCAACGGAACATCTTCCTCAATCGGAGGAATGATTGCGGTCATGTAGTACACCCATGCAGCGGCTCGTACGAGCCTCAGTTAGCGAGAATATATCATATAGGAGGAAACGGGACTCCTAAATAAATGATAGGGGGTGGTCTTCTATATGAAGGGGGGTGGGGGTAAAGGTTGGGAAAATTTGTGGTGATTGGTGCGGATCAAAGTGAGTAGCGCGGCCCAGCAGGAGGTAACGCGTTTTGGGGGGTCGGGGGCCGGTGGGGTTGACATATACGCCAATTCCTGTAGAATTCAAAACGTCGACAGGGAATTGGTCCCTTGAGACTTACTAGGAGTAACAATCATGGCGAAAAACGCCAAGCAGCAACAGCAACAAAACCTGCCGAATACTACCGTGCCGGAGGATTTCGTATCCTATGCGGATTTCGGTTACCAGCAGGCGAAATACAACGATGGGTTTGGCGCATACAAGTCGTATGCCAAAAACAAGATTCCCGGCTTCCCCGATAACGTGGCGGACGAAATCAAGTCGGAAATCTACGCGGGCTATGCGACGCGCTACAACGAAATTCATCCGCCGGTCCGTTACGTGCGTGAAGGCAACGATACTTTCATTCCCGTGGCTGAGGGCATGAAACTTGAAGGCCGCGAAGTCGTCGAGATTGGGATTCACTATGCTTTGGCCTACACGCAGCAAGAGTATGGCGGTCTCAAGGATAAGCAGAAAAACCTACATGCCATCGTAGGTGAGTTTCGCGAGAAGTTTCGCAAGTATCGTGGCAATTGCTGGAATGCCCTAGTCAAGAAAGATGGCAACGAAGGGCGGACGCGCAGTGCTAACGTGGAGTTTGTCGCGTATCTGAACAAAACGCGTGACGCGATGGTGAAACGCAACAAAACAGCAATGGCGCGTGGCGACAAGTCCGCGATTGGCGTCGAGCTGCTGAATCAAGCTTGGCTCGCATTCTTCGATGTTTTGAAACAAACTAAGTAACACGATGTAACTAGGGGGCGGCCGAAAGGTCGCCCCTTTTTTTGCGCCTTGCGGCGCGACACCAGTTCTCTGTGTGTGCGCGCGTCAGCGCGCGTCGCATAGCGCGGCGCTTAATTAGCGCGTCACGTCAACGTGACGAGATAAATTGTGTTTTTCTTAAATGACGCGGGGAGAGAGATTCGGCGGCGTTCGGCGTCAATTCTGAAAACGGTACACGACGATACGCTGCACGCAGCGTATCGCATTTTCTGGATTCTTGTCAAGCCCTCTCTTGTTCCAGTTTTTGTTCCAGCTTGTTCCAGTTTGTTCCAGCGACTGGAACAAAAAATTAAAATTTATAATTTCTCAATACAACGAAAAACAACCTAGAAAACAATGAGTTACGGTGTGAATGTGTCAAGTTAATTTGTAAAGCAAAACCCGGTTTAGCCCCGTATTCTCACATTTGTTCCGTTGTTCCAGTTTTTTTGGGGTATGGTGGGGGAAAATCGAAATGAGGTCCGGAGGCATGTGGAGGTTTGCAGCCGCCAACCCGAACCACATCAAATAAATCCGGACACCCTTTCTCAAAAACACTGGAACAACGGAACAACACCCCTCTTTTTTAAAAATAAAAAATAAAATAATAATAATAATAATATTTAAAAACAAACACTTACACTCACTCACTCCCCCCATAAAAGTAAAGCCGAACCCCGATTTTTGTAGAATAGTCCTAATTCATTTTTGGAACAAGCTGGAACAAGCTGGAACAAGAGTTGTAAGTTATTGATTCATAACGATAAATAAAAAAGATACGTAAACCCATTGTATTAATTGTCAAGTTGTTTTAGAATAGTATCGTGGTGAGAGAGATTTTTAAACGACGTATTTCAGTATTTCTAGTGAAGCACTAATTAGTAGATCACATGGAGGTGACGCGATGATTAGCAGTCAACACAAACCCGGTAGCAACGACCGGCACAACCAGCACAAACTCAACAACGATACCCACGCGAATGCTGCGCCCCTGTGCAACACCTGCGGCGACGAGGTAGGAACAGCGCGCTATGCGTTGGGATACAGGGTGTGCCTGTTCTGCGGCGAGGAAGCCGCACAGACCGCCCGCGCAGCGTGGTGTGTCGCCCCGATGCACAAGAGCAACTACATGCTGATTACTGACCGCCGCGACCTCGCGGGGTTGAACAACAAAGGAGGGCTGGTGAAATGAACGTCGAGGGGTACAACGGCGTAGGCGACCTTCAGGGGCTTTACCTGTGGTATGTGCAGGGCGTCGATGGTGAGTATTTTACGTCACGGCTCGCTGCGCTGGGGCGTGCGTGCAACGCGTTCCCGCTGGAAGATTTCCCCCAGTGGGAGGACCGAGTGATGTCCCGCAAGTTCTGGAAGGAGGTGTGAAATGGAGAACCGTGGCGGAGTTATTGTGTATGAGGGCGCCTCCCTCATCAACGGCGAGCCCATCGTGGTGGTAGCTACGTGGGGCACACGCAACCCCAAAACCGGCGACATGGTGCAGACGTGGATACTGCCGACCAGCACCGACCCGATCACTGCCACTAAAACCGGGGCGGACGAGGCGGTGTGTGGCGACTGTAAGCACAGACCGGTCAACGGTAATAGCTGCTATGTGAATGTCTTTCAGGCACCGCGTGCGGTCTACGCCTGCTACCAGCGTGGCGGTTACGAGCGGATCGGGCTCACGGGCTCAACAATGAAACGTCTTACTGAGAACAAAATTGTGAGGATCGGTAGCTACGGTGACCCGGCGGCGGTTCCCGTCAAGGTGTGGCGCTCATTAATGCGTCACGCCACAGGACACACTAGTTACACCCACCAGTGGAGGCGCAGCGACAGGAACACGCAGGCGTTGAAGGCGTTCACGATGGCATCGGTGGACAGTGTGGCCGAGCAGATGGACGCGCAGATGGCAGGCTGGCGGACGTTCCGTGTGCGCAGAGAAGACGAGAACGTCCTGCGGGGGGAGATCATGTGCCCGGCGAGTGAAGAAGCAGGTAAGCGGCGCACGTGCAGCACCTGCACGGCGTGCCGTGGGACGGGCGGGGTAGAGAACCGTGGGTTCCGTGGCGTGGCAATCGTCGCGCATGGTGCGCGGGCGGTGAACTACATCAAGCAGGCAGCGTAGTAACCACTAACTTTGGAGAACGAGCATGACTAAGAAACAACCTAAACAACCGAAACAAACAGCACTAGGTCGGCTGGTGGACCAGTATGGGGAGCTGTCCGCGCAGATCGCCGAGCTTGAGAAGGTGAAGCAGGAGATACGCGTGCTGCTGTCAAACAGTGTGCAGACGAGCGCTGAGGGCGAGTTGTTCCGGGTGACCGTGTCGATGGTGCGCCGTGAGACTATGGACATGGAGGCAGTGCGTCAGGTGCTCTCGCCCGAGTTCCTCGCGCAGTTTACCAAGACCACAACGTCGGTGGCTGTGCGCTGCACGGCTAAGACTGGTAAATAAGGAGAACAGCATGAACAGCATCATCGTCACACCCATCAGCAACATCGGCAGAACCCACAAGACCGGCGGGCTGCACAAGGTATCGAGACAGAAAATAGAAACGATACTGGGCTTCGCCCCTAACGCTGAAGACGACCCGGACAAGGTCACTGCGTCGTGGGCGTTCGATGTCTACCTGCCCAGCACGGACGAGCACCACCTGTGCGCGGTGTGGGACTATCGGGGTTCGTTCGGCTGGGGCGCTGCGTCTTGCTACGGTAACCCGGACGCGCTTGCTGCTGTGTTTGGTGAACACTACACGGGGTATTGAGATGAAGATAAAGACAAGTGAGTTGAGCGGCGCTGCCCTTGATTGGGCGGTGAACATGGCCGATGGGCTGCACGGTGTGCTTGCCCCGGTGGCGTATAGCCGTGACTGGTCCTTCGGTGGGCCGATCATCGAGCAGGAGTGGATCGGGTTGGATTATTACCCCGATAGCGGGTTGTGGCATGCAGGAACCTGCGAGGGGACTGTATGGGGTATGGGTAGGACGCCACTGATCGCAGCGATGCGTTGTTTTGTTATGTCCCGTTTGGGCGAGGAAGTCGAGATACCGGAGGAATTGAAATGAAGACAGGGTTGCAGGGGCATGATTTGGGTGAACAACATACAGAACTGCAACGCGGGCTGATCTACGTGCTGCGGAAAGTAAACGGGGTATGGGTGCCGCTGCGGATTTGGAATCAGCGCCGGTATCAGGAGTGGTCCGGGTGTTTCAGTGCAATCTAGCGGAGGAACTGGAATGAAGATCAACGGCAAAGAAGTTATCGGTAAAGTGTTCGTGTCCGCCCGCTGCCACAAGATTTACGTGTGTGAGACGCCCGGAGAAGCGGAGCAGGCTGAGAGCATCGGCTACAGCATTTCCCCCATCGAGGAACTACCGGATGCATGGGAGCGTAGCTGCCCGCTGCGCTTCATCAGTAACTGGGCGTTGGACAAAACTTACGCCGCACAGGGTGATGACGCGGTGTTTGAGGAGGATGGGAAATGAAAGACACGATCATCGTCGATCTCGACGGCACACTGTGCGACTGCTCGCATCGTCAACACCACGTTCAGGGCAAGCCCAAGAACTGGGATGCGTTCTATGCGGGGGTGATTGCGGACGAGCCGAATGAAGCAGTATTCCGCGTTGTGGAGAGGTTGAGGCATAAGTACGAAATTATCTTCTGCACCGGCAGACCGGAGCGGTGCCGGAGGGATACGGCGGAGTGGCTGGTTACTAACCTTTCTTTCCTCTCGGATGATTACACCCTGCTCATGCGCAAGGACGGCGACTACCGCGCTGACTACATCGTGAAGCAGGAGATGCTCGACACCCACATCGACAAGGAGCGTGTGCTGTTCGTGTTGGAGGACCGCAAGCAGGTGGTCGATATGTGGCGCGCGAACGGGCTTACCTGTTTTCAGGTGGCTGAAGGTAACTTTTAGGGGGTAGCCATGAAGAAAGACATGACTGTAAGCGGCCTACTGTTTGAGGCTGCGAGGCTCGTTGAAGAATCTTACGATGAGCGTGCGGGTTGTTGGGCCTGCTGCGATGCTATTAATTACGTAGCAGTGCATAACGATGTTCGCGTCGATGTTTATTGGGCTGCTAGAGATTATTTCTCCGCCATGTTTGAGCCTAAGAAATATTGGGTTTTTTGGTTTGGTGAACTGAATTCTTCTTCTAATGCCCAGCGCCGCATCCTCGCGCTTTACTTCGCCGCACATGCGGCTAAATCGGAGGGACTGTAATGGAATACTGGCAGATATTCACGGCGGTCATGGTCGGCGGTATCGTTGGCTGGGTGTTGGGGTATTGCCGGGGGATGAAGGACGAGCGTGCAGAAGCGATCCGGTGGATTCGTGTAGTTAACGAGAGGATGGACGGCGCTCTGCTGCGCGAAGCGAAGAAGATGCACACTGACATAACGGAAGAAATAGAAGGGATCAAGCGATGAATCGTTATACGTTGATACTGAAGGACGGGGTGGGTAGCAAAGTGAGGTTCGACCTGATCGACGCTGAGACGCACGAGCAGGCTGCTATCGACTACAAGAAACAAAACCCTGATGCGGTGATCCTCACCGTGGGGCTGTTCAAGGAAGGGGTTGAGAGTGAATCGTGATACTTGGGTGCCTTTTGTGGGTGGCGTTATTGGTGCAATATTTCTGTGGTTGTTTGTGGTAGTTGGCTATGCGTTAGCCGAGTGGATATCAGGGAGCATCGTTGGATAAAAAAGATATTTATAGGTATTGTCGTATTAGTAAAGTTGGGTTAGAATGGTTTTGTTGTCGCAGTAAAGGTAAGCGTAGTCGTTAGAAGTTAACGCGGTTTAATTAGTGGGTCACATGATCGTGACCTCTTAACTTAGGAGTAACAGTAATGCCTTCTATTCTTGAACGGTCGCAGCACGTAACGTCTCTCGCCACTTCCACCATCCTCGTGTCGGTGGATGTCAAAGCGTGGTCAGCAACGAAGCAGGATCGTGGCATCAGCCACGAGGTTACGGCAGCTAAGAAAGCCGACCCCGAGTCGGGTCGGTTCGTGAAGCACCTGCTGGCAAAAGACCCCGACCACAAGCGCATCATCAACTATCGCCAGACGATCTACAACTGGCTGCAACGTGTCGCCTATGACTGGAACGGACCGCAGCGCGCGCTGCCGTATGTGCGGCTGCCGACGTTCATGGTCGAGTACAACATGCACAAGGACAAGTATCTCGATCTGGTCGAGGCGTTCCTCAAGCGTTATCCGGACATCATCAGTCGGATGGCATTCGCACAGGGAGATATGTTTGACCGTGATGAATACCCGACGGTCGATCAGGTGCGTAGCAAGTTTGGTATCGAGCTGTACACGGCAGAGATACCGCAGGGTGACTTTCGGTGTCAGATTGCCGATGACCTTGCTGAAGATTTGTTCAACAACTACGACCGGCAGGCGCAGCGCATCATTCAGGACATCCTCGACAAACAGATGAAGCAGCTCGTTAACGTCATGACGAGCCTGTCGCACTGCTGCGATGTCGAGAACACTATTAACAACGGGGGCGAGACTAAGACAAAGCGTCGTAAGATTTACGACTCGACGGTAACCCGTGCGTTGGAGCTGTGCGATACCTTCTCGCAGTTTAATCTCACGCAAAACCCGGAGCTGGAGACGGCCCGTGCTCGACTGGCTGATGTGCTTGAGGGTGTGACGGCAGAGTCTCTGCGTGCAAACGATGATCTGCGGGACAGTGTGAAAGATGAAGTCGATGACATCCTGTCGATGTTTAAAGGCTCACGAGTCGGTGACGCAGAAGATAGCGACGCTGACGACCAGCAGTAAGACGAGTAGTTACAACCAAACTGGAGAACAATGATGTCTGCAATGGATATGACCAGAACGATGACCATCAACGAGCTGCGCCGCGCTATCCCTACGTATGGTCCGACCCTGACGATGGTGGTGCAGTCCGAGCCGGGTTGTGGCAAGTCTTCGCTGCTGGGGATGCTTGCAGAGGATAACGGCGACGCATGGCGCAGGCCCGGTGATGTGTGCCCTGATGACAAGTACGACTACATCTACGTGGACTGTCCGCTGCGTGATGTGATGGACATGGGCGCTTACATCCCTGACCGTGAGTTAAAAGAGCTGGTCTACTACGTCTCGGGGCTGCTCAACACCAAGAGCGGCAGGCGCAAGATCATCATGCTCGACGAGTTCATGAAGGCACCCAAGATGATGCAGGTGCTGTTTACCCGGCTGATGCTGGAGCGGATGTGGGGTGACACCGCGCTGCCTGATGGGTCTATCGTGTTTGCAACGTCTAACAATCAGTCGGACGGTGTGGGCGACGGCATGCTGGAGCATGCGGGCAATCGCGTGATGATCGTGCGCATGGCGAAGCCCAACGCTAACGCGTGGGGTGTGTGGGCTAGCGAGAACAAGATCAGCAGCGTGCTGCGTGCTTGGGTGGCGATGACTCCTCGTGCGCTTGCGTCGTATCTGGACGGTGGGCAGGAAGATAATCCGTACATCTTCAAGCCGGGTAAGGGGCTGCTGTCATACGTCTCGCCACGCTCGTTGGCGAAGTCGGATGTGGTGGTGCGTAACGCAGACAAGATGGGAATGCAGATCACGGTCGCCGCGCTGGCAGGCACACTCGGCGCGTCAGCGGCAGCGGACATCGAGGCATTCATGATGGTGCGTAACGAGCTGGTGTCTACGCAGAAAGTTATTGATGACCCCGAGAACGTCGATGTGCCGGAGAAACCTGCGGCCATATTCATGATGATGTTCAACGCAGTGGACGAGCTGGAGACTCAGGACGAGCTGACGGCGTTCATGAAGTTCGTCAACCGGCTGAAGTCGAGCGAGGTGAAGTCTATCTTCTTCACCATGCTGATGGGCACCAAGCGCACCGTCAAGCTTGCGCGGGGTAACAAGGAGGTTCTGGCGTGGGCGTCAAAGAATCTTGATCTGCTTTGATAGGGGGTAACAACAATGACTGTTGATATCCAGAAAGAAGAGACCAAGCTGAAGCGGGCGCATCTGCGCCTGATGAAGCACCCGGAGACTACACTCTACAGCGGCATTATCCTGATGGGTGAGTCCTCGGTGGTCACCAGCAACATCACGGCCTACACCGATGGCATCAACAAGCGATACGGTGCGGGGTTCTTGTCCAAGCTGGAGGAAGATGAGGTTGCCGGGCTCGTGCTGCATGAGAATCTGCATGTCACGTTGAAGCACATCAGCCGACACCGTGATCTGTTCAAGTCCGACCCGCAGGGGGCCAACGCGGCTGCTGACTACGTGGTCAACGGCATCATCATGGGGCTCAAGGACAAGGCGCTGTGCCGTCTGCCTGCCGGGGGTCTCTACGATGCGCGGTTCGACGGGTGGTCAGTGCGTGAAGTCTACGACTATCTCAACACCGGTAAGAACAACGATAAGAAACGTAATTTACCAGAGGGTCAGCCGCAGCGGTCGCAAGGTCAGCAAGGTAACGGGTCACCCCAACGTGAGACAGTAACTATCGGAGGTGAGACGTTCAACCTCACGCCGCTGGACGATCACGACGCGGAGTCGGAAGCGCAGGACGCCGCAGAGCAAGCTGAAGCGGATCGGGCTACAGCTAAACAGGTGGAGGAGGCGCTACGTCAAGGCGGGCTGCTCGCTGGTCGGTTCGGGGTGAAGCTGCCCCGTGTGGTTACTGAAAGCCTTGAGCCGGTGGTTGACTGGCGCAGAGAGCTGCGGGAGTTCGTGACCAGCGTGATCCGTGGCACCGACGAGCTGACATGGCGGACGTTCAACCGTAGACGCATCGTGGATGATATCTACTTCCCAAGTACGGAGAGCGAGACGCCGACTGAGTTGACGGTCGCTATTGACACGTCAGGGTCTATCGGGGTGCAGCAGCTCAACGAGCTGGCGGCAGAACTGGCATCTATCTGCTCAACACTCCAGCCTGACCGTGTCCGCGTGCTGTGGTGGGATACAAAAGTGCATGGTGAACAAGTATTCACCAGCGGGGACTACGACGCGCTGCGCAAACTGCTCAAGCCGGTGGGTGGGGGCGGGACGCGGGTAAGCTGTGTCAGCGAATACATCAACGCGAAGAACCTCAAGTCCGACTGCGTGATTGTATTCACCGACGGATTTGTAGAGTCAGACATCAAGTGGTCAATGAGTGTCCCGACGCTGTGGCTGGTTACGCACAACAAGAATCTGAAGGTTCCGGGGCGTGTCGTCAAGTACGAGAAAACTAACTAGGAGACAACAATGGACATGATCTTTCGTGAAGGCGTGTTCTATGACGGGCTGGTGCCCGACAATAAGAAGGAGGCGCTGCGGGCCTCCCCGTTGTGGGCGCTAGTGACAACGATGCATAAGAATTCGCTAACCGATCTACGCGTCTCGGCGGTGATGAACCCGTACAACCAGATAACCGCATACATGGTGGACAAACACGGCGGGCACTGTTTGACAGTCGGGTATAACAATGCCAATCAGCAGTTCAGCATACGCAACGCTGCGCACGTTATGAAGAAACGCGGACACGACAGAAATCTCGTGACGAGTAAGTCGGTCAGCTACGTCACGCCCCCGTTCAAGCAGGAAGTGCTGAAGGCGGTCATGCACAAACGTGCTACGGAGTTTAGCAACCGTCTCGCCGCAATAGTCCCGCTCTACAAGAAGCTTGCGGACATCGGCACCTACAGCATACGAGATTACTGCGATAAGCCTGTCCACTTCGACGCGCTGTTTGGCGTGTTGTTTGAACAGAAGTCGCTGGATATGTTCGCGCCGGATACCGTGCGGGCACTGGACCGGGCGTATCGATACTACTCAGCGTGGCGTGAGAAGCGCGACGAGTTATACGCCGAGGTCGATGAGACGTTCGGTAAGGAGTTTCTATACATCGGCCACCACAACATATACATAGGTGTGGGGGTTTACAAATATGTTGACGGTAACCCGCACGCTGTTATACCGTATCGACTTTACAAATCGTTCGATGCGCTACCGGACGAGATGCGGGAGCGGACGCAGATGAGCATGACCATATGCCGACTGAACCGTGAGCAGACTGGCGTGTCCTGCAAGGAGCGGGACGGTGTGCCGTTTGCGTGGGAGGACATGATCTTCCGGGACACCAACTCGATGATAACCGGCGCGGCAGAACCTTCTATGTATGAACCGTCCGTTCTCGTCGCACCTTACTGACCGTGTTCGGACCGATCAGTATTTTAGTAGACAACCAACGCCTGTACCGCACACCTCTGCGCAAGTGCGGCAGTGACATTACGATCTGGCCCGGCAGTGGAATGATGCGCTACTACCAGACAGATACACTGCCTGCGCCGATTAAGACAAGACTGGCTATGGTTTTGGCTTACAGCGGTAGAGTAGCTGTGCTTGATGACGTTACGTTGATGCTTCGCCCAGCTAGCATTTATACAAACAACTATCCGCCTGAGTTTGAGGATATCGGGTGGCGGGCGTCAACGTCGTTTTTCTGTGTGGTGTTGGAATCTAAGTTACTAGGAGAAATACGTGGCGATGACACCGGAGAGCAAGGTAAAAAAGAAGGTGCGGGAGATTCTCAGTAAACGCGGTGCGTATCACACCATGCCGGTAACGGGTGGATTTGGCATGTCAGGTGCCCCTGACATTCTAGTTTGCTACAAAGGCTGTTTTGTTGGCATTGAATGCAAAGCGAACGGCAATCGACCCACCGCTCTACAGATGAAGAACCTGATAGCAATAGATGAAGCAGGCGGCTACGCGATTGTGGTTGATGAAACTTCGATTGATACCGTGACAAGCATCCTCAATCATATCGATTCGGTTAAATAGTTACGAGCGGTGCGTCCGTGTTCGCGTCACGGAATTCCGGGATTGGGTCTTACTGCTGTTTACCTGATCCTTGCATGTGCCACGGGGGTGAAAATCCCTCACCGCTCACCTTACACGGAGAGAAAAGTGAATAACTTTAAAGTGGTGTTGATGGCGGCGCTGTGGTTTGTTCTTGGTATTCTTCTTGCACTGAACTTCGCCGTGGGGGTGTGAGATGAACCGCGACGATGTTATCCGACTGGCGCGAGAGGCGGGGATGGGCGGAATGCTCACCGATGTTGTTTGCACTCATGCAGAACTTGAACGCTTCGCCGCCCTCGTCGCCGCTGCCGAGCGCGCGAAAGTGGTGGAGTGGATGGCCGAGCAGGGTTACGCCACGGGCCACGGTGACACCACTGAGGACATGCTGGAGGAACTGGAGTGGCAGATAGCGGAGCGGGAGCGCGAGGCGTGCGCCCGAATGTGTGAGGTTGAGTATGCAGCGTGCTGGCACAACAGCGCGATGGCTGCCGCAAAAGCAGCGGAGCGGTGCGCCACGGCTATTCGATTGAGGGGTGGGAAATGAGCGAGCTTCCATACAAATTCACAATCTGCCCGCCAAACGACCCGCCCAAGCAATACACGGCGATGACAAAAGCGATGGTAAACGCGATGCGGCATGGCCGCGATCTGACAATCGATCAGCGTGCATTCATGTATCCATGCGTAAGCACTAATTTTGAGGGGCGGCTTCGTGACGAGCTTGAAAAGATCAGGGGTGAGCGATGAGCGACACGCCGAGAACGGATGCGGAGAGTTGTTGGCTGTTTGAGGGATTGAGTGAGGTCGTAACTGCTGATTTTGCACGCGGTCTTGAGCGCGAGCTAGCCGAGGCTCGCCGGGATGCGGAGCGGTATCGGTGGCTGAGGAACCGTCATTACAAGGGCGGCATGCTCGGAGTCTGGCGGGAGACTAAAGACGGCGTTGCCATCGTGGATGGCTGGCTATCCGGTGCCGATCTCGACAAAGCCATCGACGCCGCGATGAAGGAGGGGAAATGAGCGACCTTAACGAAGCAGCATTTGCCAGACCGCGTAGCGAGGGCACTATAAAAAGCTCAATCGGCCTCACGAAACGCGAATACGCCGCGATCCACCTGCGCGTGCCGATGTCGGGCAATCCCGAACTCGACGCCATGATCCGCGAGGCGCAGAGGAACGAGTTGGCGGCGAGGGCGATGCAGGCTCAAATAAGCAGCCCGTGGGTGAGCGACGATCATCCACTGCTTGTCGCTGCGCGCCGCGCCGACGCCGCGATGAAGGAGGGTGAGCGATGAAAAAAGAAACAGGTGGTCCAGCGTTCCCGCAGGTTAGCTACAACATGAAGGGCGGCTACGATATTACGGGCGGTATGTCGTTGCGCGATTACCTTGCGGCGAAAGCATTAGACATTTCAATGCATCACCTTAAAGATTATTACGGAATAAATAAGCAAAACGTTGCTGAATGGTGTTATGAAATGGCCGACGCGATGCTGAAGGAGAGGGAGAAATGACCGACCGCGAAATGCTGGAACTCGCCGCAAAGGCGATGGGGTTTAAAGATTACTCCATGCACGGAAACATGGTGTTCATCGAGACTGGGGATGTTAAAGGAGAGTCTGGTTATTACTGGAACCCCCTCACCGACGACGGCGATGCACTGCGGCTGGCGGTGAAGTTGAATCTGAGCGCTGACTTTTTTGATGATGAAATAAAAGTTGGCTACACACCAAACGACAACGACTGCGATCAGGTATCCGAGCCGATTGACAACGACCCCTATGCCGCCACCCGCAGAGCCATCGTGCGCGCCGCTGCTGAGATGGGGAGGGAAAAGAAATGACCAACGACGAACAGTTGATGGCGCAGGCGCTTGAGTCGATAGAAATGTTTTTCGCCCACGGATACAACCACCGAGAGGAGTGTATTCAGATTATCACCGCCCTGCGCGCGCGGCTGGCAAAAACGGATGGGTATGCATGTCACTGCGACCTTGATCCGGGCCAACAGCCCGATGGGTGTGTGTTTGATACCGGCAGGATTTTTGACTGCGTGTATGCAGAAAAGCTGGCTAAGGAAAGCAAGGGCCGAAACGATTGTGAGTATTGGCAGCCGATTAAATGGGAGGAGAAATGACCGACCGCGAATTGATGCAGCAGGCGCTAGAGGCGCTGGACAGCGATAACCCTGATATACAGCTACGCACATCAATAGCCCTCCGAGCGCGGCTGGCGCAGAGTAGCGAGATGGACGAGGCCATCGCTGCGGGTGACGGCACGCTGCATGGGGCGATTGACTACTGGCAGGAAAGAGCGCTGAAAGCCGAGGCGCGGCTGGCGCAGAAGCCCGAGCAAGCAGAGCCGGTGCAACCGAACGAAATCCTTTTCGCCGTAGAAATCCCAGAGGGATACGAGGACACGCACCCGGAACTGCTGGGCGAGGATGCTTTCTCCGGCAAGGGGTGGGTAAGGTGGCGCGTGGTTCCAACAGACGAGCCGAACGCGGAGCCTACGCGAAACGCGGTTATATCGTTTCTTCTCGGAGAAGCTCCGCTCGACGGCGTGTGGTTTGATGAGCCGCATCCGACATATCCGGGGCGGTTCTGGTGGCGTGCGTATCTCCGACATTTAACAACGCCGAGCGATGAGGGGGTATGCGACGGATGCTCGATCTGCAACTCCGACGACTACGTGCCTATCAGCTCGGATGGTCGAAGCGTGTTCATCGACGGTGTCGGTATGGTGCCGCTGGCGTTTGAACACAAGCCGAGCGCGGAGCCGGTGGACCTTCAGGACATCGAGCAGTATCGGATGCAAATGGCGGGCATCTGCACCGCCGCGCTAGGCTACTGGAAAGACGGCGACAGCGTGCATCCCGACTACGACACGCCCGCCCTGCGTGAAGTGGCAGAGCTATACGCGAAATACGCCAAGCTCGCCGCCCAGCCGAAGCGCACGCCGTTGACGGATGAGGAAATGCGAGAGTGCGCTCAAGCAATGGACGCGGAACCTCTTGCGGAAGGTTGGGATGAGTTAATCAAATTCGCCCGCGCCATCGAACGGAAGCATGGGATAGGAGAGACGAAATGAAATTCCGCAAGAAGCCGGTTGTTATTGAAGCAGTGCAGTGGTTCAAGGATGGGGATCATCCGGCAGTGCGGCTTTCCCGGTTTGCACAAGTCTCCGGCCGGGTTGGGGTTATCGACACGCTAGAGGGTGAGATGACTGTAACCCCCGGCGACTGGATCATCACCGGAGTGAAGGGCGAACACTACCCGTGCAAGCCGGATATTTTTGAAGCTACTTACGAGAAGGTGGAAGAATGAATAAATACCCGTACCCTGAACGGGATGCAAACTACGTGATTGGCGTTGATGTTAGCGATAACCCCAAACACGATCCGGTAAACCACCCCCAGCACTATACGCAGCACCCGAGTGGGGTCGAGTGCATCCAGATCACCGAGCATATGGG